CTGTGTCGGTCGCCGACTTGACTCTGACCTTGCCCACATCGCGCGCTCCGGCAGTCGTGCCGATCAGCATGGTTTGACCGGCGATCACCGCCCCGTATTCGCCTGCTGTCACGTTGTCGTAGGTGATGGACCGCGCCCCGCGCGCGATGTTGGCGTTGTTGACCTGGCAGGCCATGACCGTCGCCGGTCGCAGCACGGCCATGTACATTTTGACCTTGTGAGGATGCGTGCGGAGCAGCGCGACTTCCGCCGCCGTCAATGCGCCGGTCATATTGCTAACCTCATTTGTGCTTGCGCCTCGGCTATCCTCTTTTGAGCAATCTCGAAATAATGCGGGTCAATCTCGATGCCGATGAAATTCCGGCCCGGCTGCACACAAGCCACGCCGGTTGTGCCAGAGCCCATGAACGGGTCTAGGACTGTATCGCCAGGTTGTGTTGTCTTCTCAATAAGATAGGCCATTAGTGCAAGCGATTTTTGTGCTGGATGATACACAGAATCTTGTGGCCGCATGTGGAATTTTAAGATAGCACTATCACGTTTCCCATTTAACTTTCCTGTACGTGCTACCTGCAGGAGTTCCCATGTTTGTTTCCAACACATAAATGTATCTCCCCCACCGCCAACCGCACCCCCCTTATCCCAGACCAGGAATTGACGCCACTTACCTGGCCATGCTTTCATCGGATTGGCAAAAACAATAGTAGGCAATTTATGTTCTGTGCACCAATGCAAAACTATATTACCTACCTCTTGAGAATGGTCATTTGCAATACGATATTCACTCGCCCGACGACGATTGCCTATATCGTGATTCGCTAATGCTATTCCATACGGCGGGTCTGTCACCACCGCATCAACGCTCCCGGCCTCTATCTCCTTCATCACTTCGAGGCAATCCCCGCAGTACAGCTCAACGCCGGTCATACCGCCTCCAGGTGAGTAAAGGTAAACGTTACGTTGACGTAGCCGCCAGAGGTATAGAGTGCCCGCACGTTCTGCGGCCATTGGAGGATCGCTGAATAGCTGTTATATGACCCTTCGTCATTTAGCGTTCTGATGTAAACCGCCGCGCTTTGCCCATTGGGACAATAAGCGACCTTGAACGTGGTATATTGCGCTTCGGTCATAAACGGAAACACCCACTCGACTTGTGGGAAGCCGTCGCCTACCTGCCGCCCGTCGCCTGACGTGTAGACCGTCGGGTATGGAATAAACACCACGTTCGGCGGCTCAAGCTGCAGAGCCCCCACCTCACCGTTCATCATTGTAGCTTTGCTGGTCCCTATCTCGAAGCGTCCAATAGTCACTATCTGCTTCTCCTGGCATGCTGCTGAAAGAGGTTGCCCACTTGGTTGATAACCTCTTGCCGCACGTCGTCCGGCGATATTCCACTTGGCACTGTACCACCGAAGTTAACATTGAGCGTACCATTAACGCCTACCGCGCCAAGTATATTCTGTTGTGTCAATGAACCTAACCGCGCCTCTAGCGCCCGCGTCGTGTCGGCGTTGAGGACAAACTCTTTGCCTTTCTCGCCAAGCATGGCTAGACCACGCCCAGCATAACCGCCCTCGGAAAAGCCCCAGGCTTTGCCGACCAAGCTTTGCAACGTACCGATGACGCCGCCGCCAGAATATAACCCGCTGAACCAGTTGCGGATGTCCGGCGTGGCCGACCATGACTCGATGCGGCTTTGCAGGTTGCCGACGAGGCCCTGGAATATTCGTTCGGCGATTAGCTCACCGACGTGGATGAAAACCTGGCCCATACGGATAACGCCATCAGCCAGCATCCGCCCCGCCTCGTTGGCTGTGCTGTCGCCAGTCTCCGGCGCGCCTAAGAGCGCATCGATGCCGCCGAGGATAAATTGGGCGATCTGGTCGCCAACCTCACGCACCTTCTCTTCTGTTTCGGGATCGTAAGCCCAGGCTATCAATTTCGTGGTGATCGCCTCGAAGTTCATGCCGGCGAACTGCGCGGTAAAATTCTGTATGGCGGTAATGACTTCAGGCAAGGCTGTCCTGGCTAGTTCGGTCAGCTTGCCCAACAATGGCGTGATGATCGGCAGGACCTTCATCCCCACTTCGGTAGTGAAGTCGGTCCAAGCTGCGTTGAGCGCGCGGACCTGGTTGGCCCACGAGCCGGACGTTCTCACGGCGTCGCCTTGCGCGTCGGACGTGCCCTTCATCAGCAGGTTGAGCCGAGCCATAACCTTATCTTGCTCGCTGGCATTTTTCGCGCCATCGGCGATGCCCATGTTGAGCAATTCTTGATCGAGCGCAGCCTGCGTGATGATAATGCCATATTTGCGAACTGTTTCGTGGTTGCCGACTAGCGCACTCTGAAAATCACGCGATACGTCAGCTTCGAGGGAGTTATTGAAACTGGCGACATCGACCGTCAATTCGGTCAATTTCTTGGACAATTCCGCCGCGTCGTCACGGGCGAAGCCCAGGGGTACGAACGTATCTTGAAACGTTGCAGCGAAACCGCGTAACTCAAACTTGGAGCGGCCCATCGATCGCGCCATCGCGTCGAGGTCTTTCGCCGCGCTATCAGCGTAGTCGCCGAACACGACGCTGAATTTGCCCATCATCTCTTCAGCGTCGGAGGCTTGCTGCACCATGCCCTTCAGGCCATCGACGGCTGAATCGATGCCATGTAGCATGATGCCGCCAACGGCGAAGCTGAAGGCATTGGACAAAAATCCGCCGACTTTGCCGGCCCATGACTTGGCCTTGCCTTCGGCGGATTTCAACCCCTGGTCGAAGCCAGAGTCATCGGTTTTTATTTTTACATAAGCATCACCGAGCGTTATTGCCATTCTGATTGCCCCGCGATCTTCAAGAATTCACCCGCTGAAACCTTGCCCCTCTTGCCTTTGGGCAGCACTTTCGCTATCTGCTCCAACAATGCCATAGCCTGTAACTCGGCTTCCCAATGTTTGCGCTGCATATAGGCTTCTACCATTCCCTCTAGCAATATTCCATCAAGGTCATCATCCCACAATCCCCACTGGGAGCGGGCTATTTCGGCAAAATCGACTTGTTCGGCGGGCCACTCTCGATCAGACCGCTTGCCTTTTTGACCAAATTGCCAAAAGGGAAAGCAAGCGTCAATACCTCCATGAAAGCGTCCATGATTTCTGAATCATAAGCGTTTTCTTCGATGAATAAGCGGTCCGCCGATAGCTCCGGCGAGTAGGCAAGAATAGCCTCTCGTACATCGCCGATAGAATCCATAACCAAGTTGGTAATGTTGCGAATCAGGCCGCTCACCCCGGTGGTGTTTAATTCCGTCGCCGGAGCGTTACCAATCACATCAGCCAATGTCTCAAAGCGTGTCTTAAGCTGGGCGCGCCAAGTCTGATTTTGACGCGCCTTAAGCTCATAGACGATGTATTCTTTGCCGCCCAATTTGACAGTTACACTTCTCATGCCGTCTTCGCCGCCGTGACGCGCTCAAATTTGAAAAGCTGACTACCATTGGTTTGATTGGTATCTTGCAAGGCTTTGATTTGCAATGGAATACCTGGATAATCTTCTGTAGAGAATTCAGATGCCCCATTCATTTTGGCATTAGCCTTGTAGATAAACACCCGCGCCGGCAAGTCAGTACCCGCACTCGATTCATACAGTCCTTCAAAACCCCAGGCGTATTCGTCCAACTCGAACTCACCGCCGACGACCATTTGATCGTAACCTACACTATCAGAATCAGCTATGCCCGATGTCACTGTGCCGGAGGCCACGATGCCGAACAAGGTCGAGGTCATCTCGGCCAGGACAGTTTCACAGGTGAAATCTTCAGTCGCCTTGCGCCGCTTGAGGACGCCGGGCTTCTGCTGTGCCCTGATTTCAAGTTCTGTAAAATCGTAGGTCGCCGACAATGGCGCTTTGGTGTAACCCACTTCAACCCAATTGCCGCCCCAAGCCGCGCCAAACGCTACATTGTCCTTGTTAGGGAACGTCTCACCTACCGGCGCATAGAAGATGCGCACAGGCCCCAAAAGAATATTAGTTGCTGTTTGTGCCATGTCTCACCTCACACAATCCATACTGTGAAATACGTTAAAACAAAAACCCATTTCGTATCCGGTTCACGGAGAGTTTGTCCCAATGTTTGACTAATCGCCCAACGGACATATTGTCCACTCTGCCGCTCTAAAGCATCATGTAACGCACGATATACTTCATTGGCTTTCACCTCATCGACGCCATAGCATTTGAATTGTACCCGCCGCCGCTGAAAACCACCGGAATAATCCATCTCCCCACTCAGTTGGAAGCAAATACACCCCCCATCTTCCGGCTTATAGCCTTCTACCGGCTCTGTTCGTTCAGCATAGATGCGCGCGCCAACCAACAAAGTCAATGTCTCATTATCCATGAGAAAGTCACGCAAATACTTGGCCGCGTCTGAAATGCTCACAGCTTTACCACCTTTACAATTTGCGGAAATTCATCCTTAAGTTGTTCAACCGCTTTCCACAAAAAGGACTTCCGCGCTTCCTGATAGATTGCATACTCGGCTCCTACCGCCAATATTGCTTCATGTTGATCAGCCTGAATTTCTGGCGACATGTTGGCTTCAGGATTGCAGGCTTCGGCGTTAGCTCGCGCCTCATCATAACTGCTGTCTCCAGGCGTTACAGCATAGACTGAATTCAACATGAAGCCCGTATCGATTTGGTCATTCTCTCGAATATTAGCCTTTGTATGGGCTTCACCCTGCAAGACAATTTGAGCTAACAGCCTATCCGTTGCCTGCTCGACAAGCGCCTTAACCTGACTATGGTAGAACTTCGTATCAGCCATCAGAAAGTTAGAATCGCCATTGTAAACGCCGCGTCATAGCTCGACGGATCGACGTAACAAGTATTTACATAAGTCCCCGACTGGACGTTATATGTAGTCGTCGGAAATGGGCCGATGAACTTTTCCGCACCATTCGGGACAGCTACACTCAAATCTGCTACGGCGAGGCCATCGACGGTCAATTGTGTTTGCACCGTGACAGTCAATGTACCACTTCCCCCATTTTTGACATGCAGGAAGGTTTGTCCATCGTTCACGAAGTATATACCATCGGTGGGGATCGCCGTGTATGTGGCTGTCAAACCGGTTGCCACGATATTTTGGACACTCTGGGATGTGCGCGTCTCAGTCTGCTCCTGATACCATTGGCGATCCAGATCGGTCGCCGAAATATCAGGCACCCAGGCGAAGACAACCACGCCAATCCCTACCAATAACATGGTAACCATCAATACCAGTGTAAATGTTCGTTTCATGCTCCAACCTCCGTACCGTCTGTAACGGCTTTCAAATCGAGATAAAATCCAGTTGGACCACGCCGTAAAATGCCTACGATTTCAAACACTTGCGGCGTGGTCAATTCTTTACCATAACGATGTGTAATCTTGATACGATCTTTGGGATTGAGCACATCAGCCAACATGATGGATAACCTAAGTCGCGCATCGATAGCCGGCACAAAGCTGGCGTCCTGTTGCTCATTCGGATTGACAAGTTCCAACCCACATTCTACCGTCAAACCAGGTACATACATTGGCTTATTCAGCCCATAGTCATCGCTGGTTGCCGTGTATTTCAGAATGACACAGGTATCGTGCATGTGGGCCACCTGACAGGCCTGCATATTAGCCAAATCAGTTTCGCTTAATACCATTTTGACACACCGCGTCTGAGAAATAGCCGGCCATGACACCCATTCCAAAGAGGACGCCAGCCAGCAAGTTGGATAACACATGTCGCTCTGCATTGTTTTCCACATCGAGATAATCATCAAGCAATATGGCGAAAGGCTGAATCAACAGAAAACCAACGCCATATTGCGCCAAATTTTGATATGGCGGCGTGAAATGCCGGTCAATCATGGGGCGAGTGATAGCATGAGTCGCCAAGCCCCCGATTACAGGCATAAACAACTTCACCAAGAGCATCATAACGCCTTCTCCATCTTGCCAACAGGACGTTGTTTCAACAACTCCTCAATTCGCATCGTTCGCACATTCACATTTTGCGTTGTCGTATTAAGCAAATCAAGCTTGTCATCTATCTCAAAGGCTCGTTTATCATGCTCAGCCAATTGAGCTTCCAAAACCGCACTTTGCGCTCTAGTATCAGCTAACGCCTTTGTATTGGCCTGCAAAATCTCCATTAGACGTTCGATTACAATGTCGTGTTTTTCGTTAGCTCTCTGCAAAGCAAGCCAAAACATCCACGCCATATACAAAACGAACGGCATCAAGCCCAAATTGATGATTTCGACAATGCTAACATCAGGCATTGCTCGCTATCCAAGTTTACGCGCATGTGCTACCTGGCTGCCAAAGAACGCCGAACCACCAGCTAACAACGCTTGCCAGATACACTCCTGCGTATAGCAACCCAGCAAGACTGTAGACGCAACCGGCAGCACAAAGCATAAAACCATGATTATCAATCGTTTGAGCTTGGGCTCGATGCCGTCATAGCCCGGAATCCATTCCGCCACGAAAGACAGAATGAAACCTACCACAACATTGATACCGGCGGATGTTTGAACGTATCGCAGAAACTCTTGAAAGGTCATACTTTTCTGCTCCCTTTTACTTCGCCACGCCGATAGCCGTTACCGTGATTGCATCGCTATCTGTCACATCAGCATATATCCGCGTGTAGATTCCGAAATTGGTATACTGATTGAGTACGCTGGCGTCAGCTCCATTACCAGATACGATGGTCAATCCATCAGTCCAATTGGTTGCATCGTTGGAATGTTGCAGCTTGAGCGTTGTCGTGTTGCCAGCCGTCTGATCGATGTTGTACTGAATGTCCAACGCTTCGTACTTGGATAAGACAAAGACCGTCGAACCCGTGTCCTCCGTGATAACCTGCGAGTCCCAAAATATCACGGGATAGTAGGGCGATTGAGTATTGTAGCC